AAATAATAGATAGCATTATTAATGCGCTTGTTAACAATATTCCGCTTATTATTAATGCGGGCGTAAGGCTATTGACTGCTTTGATTACCAATCTGCCCAAAATTATAGCAACTATAGTTAGAGCCATGCCCCAAATCATATCTAATATGGTCAGTGCTTTAGGTAAAGGGATATCGGCATTTGCTGGCGTGGGAGTGGACCTGGTAAAGGGGCTATGGGATGGAATAAAATCAGTCAAAAATTGGATATTGGATAAAATTAAGGGATTTGTCGGCGATATTACATCAGGAATCAAATCATTTTTTGGCATAAAATCACCTTCTAAGGTCATGGCTAATGAAGTTGGTAAATGGCTGCCTGAAGGTCTGGCGGAGGGTATTGAGGATAATACCAAGCCAGTCACCGCTGCAATGGAAGAGCTTGCGGGCTTAACCACGGGAACGTTGAAATCCGAAATTGCATTATCAACTCCAGAAGCAATTGATGTTGGAATGGGCTTCCTAAACACTAGAGAACAAGAAGAGAGATTATACAACATCATCGTAAGAGCTTTAACAGATGGTGTCAGGTTCGAATGGCACGATCGGGAGCTTGGAAGGTTGGTGAGACAGTTTGCATAAGCCGATCATATATAAAAACAATCAGAACGAGAAGATTGAATTTGGAAGTAGAGAACTTTTTATCAGCGACACCAACCTGTTTGACTACACATGGCAATATGATACGGACTTTGGACACATAGGGAATTTCAGGCGTGAAGTGCAGGAACGCAAAATGATTATATCTATATACGGAAAAACAGAGGAAGAGGCTAACGAAAGAAAAAACAAGATATTTGAAGTATTTGAAAAAGATGTACTTGCCGTCACCCCTGGGAAACTGTATATAGGAGATTATTACTTAAATTGCTATATAGTAGAAGGCACAATATCAAAGTATTACCAGCAGGGAAGATACTTGGCTAAAGAGGTTAAGATTGTAACTGATACACCCGTATGGATAAAGGAAACAACCTATCACTTTTATGTTGAATATGTAACTGGTGAAAGTTTTTATCCATACGGGTATCCTTATGACTATTCAAACGGTTTGTTTATCCGAAGTATAACGAACAACCACTACACAGACATCAATTTTGAGCTAATCATTTACGGGCCGGCTTTAAATCCGACTATTTTTATAAAAGGGCATCCTTATACGGTTAACACAGATTTATTAGCCGGGGAGTATCTGACTATAAATAGCGCACTAAAAACAATTATTAAGACTAAAATCAATGGCAAAAAAATCAATGAATTTCACAGAAGAAGCAAAGAATATTCTGTTTTTAAGTTGATAGAGCAGGGGCAGAATCCGGTTTCGTGGAGTAAGGAGTTTAGCTTCGACCTAACCCTTTTCTATGAAAGGAGTGAGCCTGCATGGATTTGATTTACATGGACAAAAACGGAATTGAAAAAGGCGTACTCCGGAATTATTCACTGGATTTAGACTGTGGCGATACTAATGATTTTCAAATAGCTGTGGGTATCTATAATAATGTATTAAGTCATACAGACCGATTTTACATTGAAAATACCGAATATGGAGGAATAATTGACAGTGTAAAAGCTGACACCAGGAATTTAAAAATCTATTATAGTGGCAGAACTTGGAGAGGGATTTTAAGCAAAAAGATTATCAGGCCATTGCCTGGGGATGATTATTACATTGTATCAGGTGAAGCAAATGAGATAATAGCAGAGCTCATTGATTATGTGGATTTAAATAACTTGTTCGTTGTGCCAGATACAACAGATATAATCATTAATACCTATAGATTTAACCGATATACTGACCTGCTCAGCGGAATAAATGCAATGCTGAAAACAGCTAACGCAAAACTGAAAATAAGATATAGAAACGGGTTTGTTGAGTTAGGTGCCGAGCCTGTCATAGACTTTTCAGATGAAATCGAATTTTCCCAAGATGGCAAAATTTATTTTGTGGCAGAGGACAATAAGGGCGGAATAAACCATCTGATATGTCTTGGAAGTGGAGAATTATCGGCAAGACAGGTTATAGATCTTTATGTTGATGCTAATGGAAATATTGGTACAACTCAACATTATTTTGGAACTGATGAGATAGTAGATATTTTTGATTATCCAAATGCCGAAAGCCTGCAAGAGCTGACTAATTACGGGATCAGAAGATTGAAAGAATTAACAAACAGTCAATCGGTAGAGGTAAACATAGAGGATATGGAATTAGAGCTGGGCGATGTTATAGCCGGTAGAGAGGCGGTTACGGGTCTTTATATATCAAAGCCTATAACTCAAAAAATAGTGCGAATAAATAACGGTATAACAAAAATTGAGTATAAGGTTGGTGATTAGATGGAAATTATCACAGGATATACAGGAGAAAATCATGTAACAAGTATGGACGATGCCAGTTTGTATCGTGGAATATTTGGGCAAGGCGATTATGTTTTAGATGTCGGAAATAAATTTAAAGCGACTATTATTGACAACAGCACAGTTAGGATCATGGATGGCGATTTAGTAATACAAGGACATCAAGCAAGGATAAGAGCAAATGATTATGAAGAAGTTACAATCGACAACGGAACGCCTGGCCAGAAAAGAAACGATTTGATTGTAGCCAGGTATCAGAAGAATACTACAACAGGAATAGAAAGTATAACCCTGGAAGTGGTAAAAGGCACACCAGGGGAAACGGCAACTGATCCAGAAATAATACAAGAAGATTTAACAATAGGCGGTATTCAAAGAGACTACCCTTTGTATAGAGTATCCCTAAATGGTTTGGTATTAGAAAGTGTCACAAGCTTATTTACTGTTTTACCAAACTTTGAGGATTTTATGACGCATAAGGCAGATTATGAGGACTTAAAAGGTTATATTGGATACACGGAAAATGACATCTATGGTGTTGAAGCTGATTTCGTAAATAATAAATTCACAAGACTTGCGGGTGCGGTTGGAAAGACACCCGGTGCTGACTTTGACGGCATAAACGCTTTTGGTGGAAGAAAAAGATGCAACCTTGCGGATAATGGAACAGTTAATGCTTATTATGGTGATGCGGGGTACAAAGAGGATGGCTCAAACGGTCAGGTTATGGTTGAGCAGCCGAAGTTCTATTACAAGGTTGTTCCTTTACAACTTGAAAAAATTCAAGATGGTAAGGGTTATCACATGAGAAAGGCAAGATATTATATCAGTGATACACCAAAACCGGGATTCAAGGTTCACCCTGCTTTTGTTAGAAATAGAAAAGAAGTAGAAAAAATCTATCTTAGTGCATATGAAGGATGTATTTATGATGTATCAGCAAGAACATACCTTTTGAATGATAAACAAGTTGCTGATTTTACTTCAGATAAACTTTCATCAATTGCTTATACTAAACCTGCAAGCGGATTAACTCAAAACCTTACAAGGGCAAATGCAAGAAAGCTTGCTAATAATAGGGGAACCAGGTGGCAAATTTCTGATGTTTTATCTGCTGCTGTAACTCAATTACTTTTTATAATTGAATATGCTTCCTTTAATATGCAATCAAATATTGGTTTGGGTGTTGTAAGTAAAACTGATGATGGTTCAACCAATATGAGTGAACTCACAGGTGCAACAACCAATCTTGGAAATACTTCAGGAATGGCTGTTGGAACAAATGGATTAGTTTCTGTCACATATCGTGGTGAAGAAAACTTCTGGGGCAATATTTGGTATTGGATTGACGGATTAAATATTGAAATTGGTGGCGGCGTTCATGATGCCTGGTATACTGATTATGGTTTTACTGATGACATTAAGACTTCACCATATAAAAATACCGGGTTTACATTAGCAAAAAGAAACGGTTATGTTTCAGCAATCGGTTGGTCAGAAACATGTGATTTCTTATTCTTACCAACAGAAACCCTTGGTGATTCAAGTTTGCCTATTGGTGATTATTTTTATCAAGACCATGCTTCATCCGGCTGGCGGGTTTCTCAATTAGGCGGTCTATGGCATATTGGTTCTGATGCGGGCGGTTTCTATTGGGGTGTGTTTCATTCGTCGGCTTTTCGTAGTCGTGGCATCGGCGGTCGGCTGCTGTATGTACCCCAAAGCTAATTGACAATTTATGGAATATTATGGGCAAGTAATATGAAAAATATGTTAAAAGAAAGGTGGATTAAAATGAAGGATTATGGAAGGGTAAGAAGCACAGTAAGACCAAAGCCCATCGAAATAGACAGTTATCACGTATATGTCAATTCAAACATAATGGAGATAATCACAGACGACTTCAACGGTTACGAATATGATATGATTCAGTATGAAAAAGATGAATATATCATGCTGTTGCAATCGAACATTGATTATATCGGTATGATGACGGGGGTGCTATAATGGACTGGTTTGAGAAAATCAAAATTTATTATGAAATGGGTTTATGGGATATTGAACGTGTAAAAAATGCAGTGATAAAAGGCAAAATTACAGCAGAACAATTCAAAGAAATTACTGAACAGGATTATGCTGAGACGCATTAGGATAATAATGCGACATTAGTCCAATAGAGCTTTTTATTTTTG